AACTAACAGAGATAATGAGCGCCCAGACTTAATGATATTTGAAGATATTCAAACTCGTGAGGAAGCAGATAGCCAAACAGTTAGTGAAAGTATCGAGCAGTGGATGATAGGTACAGCGATGAAGGCCAAATCCCCATCTGGCTGTTTATATATCTTTGTTGCTAATATGTATCCTACGCGCTGGAGTATATTACGTAAGCTAAAGACTAACCCAAGCTGGACTAAATTCATTGTAGGTGGCATACTTAATAGCGGCGAATCCTTATGGGAAGACTTACAGCCAATAGAGCAGCTATTAGAAGAATTCGAGAGTGACTTAAACAGCGGCCACCCAGAAATATTTTATGCTGAAGTACTTAATGATGAGAATGCTAATGCTAATACCAACATTGATCTTAACAAGATACCAGACTATAAATACGACGAGAATGAATTATCTCTTGGCGACTATATTATAATAGATCCAAGTAATGATAAAGCTAATAGTGATGCTGTGAGCATAGGCCACTTCACTATTTTAGATGGTAAGCCAGTACTTAAACACATAATCGAGGATAGGCTAAGCCCTGGAGATACTATACGAGCAGCTTATAACATGTGCTTTCAATACAATTGTACTCTTATAGCTATCGAATCTAACGCTTATCAATATTCTCTCTTATATTGGTTTAATTTTATAGGCGCACAGCTCGAAATCCAAGGTATCGAATGTGTACCTATATATAGTGGCAGTCTCAGTAAGGTAACTCGTATACTTAATATGTTTAAGGAGTTATTAAGTGGCGATATTATCATACACCCAGACTGTAAGACTCAGGTACACTATCAAATTAGCCAGTTTCGCCCACTGAAACGAGATAACGTGGACGGAATTTTAGACTTACTCACATATAGCCCACGAGTTATAGAAGAATTTGGGCACTTTATAGCAATGAACGCTCCGATAGGCTTACAAGATATTGGGCAAGCTAAAGTACTCACAGTTTCAGAGAATTGTAGCTGTTAAACCCCCTTACTTGGAGAACATTATGCAAAATACTAAACAAGTTGACTTACAAACTCTGCTCCAACGTACTTTACAGGGCGAAGATATGCAGAAACTTCTGAGTCATCCGGAGTTTCCCAAAGGTGACGCAGATATTACTAAAGCCTTTGAAACAATCGCTACTAAGTTAGCTGCTGGGCCAGGGTATGTAGGTATGGGAGGTTATAGTTCTCGAGGTGCAGGTATTCGTAAGCAATATATTGAAGATACTATCTCTGAACTTGAAGGAGGGGGAACTTCCGAGGATACTGATCCCACTTCCCAGCTGAGTCCAGCAGCCCAACAAGCTATCGGAGCACTTCGGTTTGCTCAACAACAAGAAGAACACGAGATAGCTAAGAAGGCCGCTGCACTGGAAGCTAAGAAGCCTAGCGCTATTGGTATGATACTTGAGATGGTTGACCGCCAGATAACTAAACCAGCAGCTAAGAATCTCGGAGAATTTACCTCCACTATTAAGAACGCTATTAGTGGAGAAGATGATCCTATGAATCAATTTCGGCTATCTCCCCCTAAATCCCCCAAGTAACTTTCCCTCCCTGCTATCCACCTATAGGTACTAAATTTTTATGGCTACTCCTACAGTCCCAATGTATATACCTAAGTTAGCCCAAGACGGTATAATCGAATTTAACAAATCCTGTGAAACTGTTCAGGAGTCGGATTATAATATACGCGAACATTTGCGCGAAATTGATTTAGCTTACATGCGTGAACAGGACTGGACTACTGAGCACAAGCGAGCCAAACTTGCTAATCGCTACGGTGATAGTGACAAGCTCCAAAACATTACTGTGCCAGTAGTTATGCCTCAAGTAGAGAGTGCAGTAGCTTACCAATCCAGCGTATTCCTTACAGGGCTTCCAATATTTGAGAGTGTAGCAAATCCTCAGTTCGAAGATCAAGCACTGCAACTTAACACCATAATCGAGGATCAATCTATCAAAGGTGGCTGGGTACGAGAACTCCAGATGTTCTTCCGTGATGGATTTAAATACAATATTAGTGCTCTGGAAGTTGGTTGGGACAGTGTTGTAACAGCAGCTCTCGAAACGGATTTAACTTACAGTACTAAGGAAGCTAAGCCCAAATCTGTGCAGTGGGAAGGTAATGTAATTAGCCGCCTTGATCCCTATAATACCTTACGAGATACTCGTTGCTTTCCTACAGAGATTCCTACTAAGGGCGAATTCGCTGGCTATACTAAGCTTATGTCCCGTGTAGCTCTGAAAGATTTTATCAACAAACTCCCGCTTAAGATTATTGAAAACATAATCCCAGCTTTCGAGAGTGGTATTGGGGGTAGTGGAAATACCTTGGAATCTTATTATATTCCACAACTTAATCAAGACGCATTACTTAGCCGTAATTTGCGGGCTAGTACTGACTGGGCTTCTTGGGTAACAGCTTCCAGAACTAACAGTGATATACAGTACCGAAATCTATACGAAGTACGAGTTCTTTATGGCCGTATTATCCCCAGCGATTTCAGTCTTAAAGTTCCAGCCCAAAACACCCCGCAAGTATGGAAGTTTATTATTGTTAATAACCAAGTTATCATATCAGCGGAGCGTCAAACTAACGCCCATAATATGATACCTATTCTCTTCGGCGTACCTTATGAAGATGGTTTAGGCTATCAAACTAAATCACTTGCTACTAACGCGCTACCATTCCAGCAAGCTGCCTCCGCACTATTAAATCAATCCTTCGCGGCTTCCCGGCGTAGTATATTCGACCGCGGACTATACGATCCTAGTAGAATAGATAGCGCAGCTGTTAACAACAGTAACCCCGCAAGTAAGATACCAGTAAAACCTGCGGCCTATAATAAGCCAGTTGGTGATGCTTATATGCCACTACCCTTTAAGGATGACCAGTCCGGAATTGTATTTGATAAAATGCAGGCGTTAGCTGGAATGACTGACGAAGTTACAGGACGTAATCGCGCCCAGCGAGGGTTATTTACAAAAGGTAATCGTACTAAAGAAGAGTATGTAGATGTACAGCAAAATGCCAGCGGTCGTGACCATATGGTAAGTATGCTATTGGAAGCTCAAGTATTTACTCCTCTGAAAGAGATGCTGAAAATTAACGTACTCCAGTATCAGGGAGGTACAACTCTTTACAGTAGCCAACAGCAACAACTTGTTACCATTGACCCAGTAGCTCTCCGTACTGCAGTACTTAACTTTAAGATGGCTGATGGACTTACTCCGGTAAGTAAGCAAATCGACAGTGATGCTTTACAGGTAGCTATGCAAGTTATAGGTAGTAACCCACAGATCGCTGCTGAGTATAACATGGGGCCAGCATTTAGTTATCTTATGAAAGTACAGGGAGCCGACTTAAAACCATTTGAGAAGACTCCGCAACAAGTAGCTTATGAACAGGCTTCCCAGCAGTGGCAGATGGCAATGCAAACTATTGCAGAAACAGCGGCTAAACTTAACCAGCCTCTTGATCCTAAGATGTTACCGCCGCAACCACTGCCAGAACAGTTTGGTTATGTTCCCGGCAGCGCCCCGCAGAAACAGCCTACGGCTAATGGCCCATCAATTCTACAGCAAGTAATAGCAACAACTCAACAACCCGCAACCCCAATGACTCAACAACCCCCAGGAGTAATATAATATGGCACAACCCGCAATTAACAGCTTCTCTTCCTACATTCTTACCACCGCTGAAGAGCAGCAGGGAATGCAATTAAATCATGAACAAAAGATGGTTATTCAAAATAGACTCTGCCAAATAGCAGAAGCTAAGTTAGCACTTACTTTTGACCCTGCCAATGTTCAGAGATTTTTACAGGAAGAAGCGGAGTTGCAAGGCCAGATAGGTATCCTTAAGTGGTTACTTGCAAGTAGCGCCGCAGTAGAAGCTAATAGTATCACACCTCAGTAGTATCCATCAGCAGTATTTAATTGATTTATTAATAACCTAGGAGTAATATCATGAGTATCTTCGATGCCTTTAAAGCAGCCCCAGCAGCTCCAGCCAATAGCGCTAATGCTAACCCAGGAGTTCCGAACTCCAATAACAGTCCTGTACCAGCAGCACCTGCTGCGGGCAATCCAGCAGCTACAGGCGAACCTGCATCCCCACTTGCTAAGTACACAGATTTATGGAAAACTGATCCTAACGCTAAACCTGATGCGCCGTTCAGTTTTAATAGTGACCCAGCTAAATTACTCGATACTGCTAAGACAGTAGATTTTACTAAAGTAATTTCACCGGAGTTACAGGCAAGAATTACAGCTGGTGGCGCAGATGCTCAATCTGCTATGATGGAAGCGATGAATGGAGTTGCGCAAATGTCTTTTGCCCAGTCCGCACATGCTTCAGCCAAGATAGTAGAGTCAGCACTTCAGGCGCAAGAAGATAGATTTAAAGAGATGTTACCTCAACTTATTAAGCAACACTCTGTTGCTGACTCCTTCCGTAACGACAATCCTCTATTAACTGACCCTGCATTAGCTCCGATGGTTGGAGCCTTACAAGTTCAGTTCACCAGACAGTACCCCAACGCAACTGCCGCAGAAATTAAGAGTCATGTAAATGATTTCCTTAACGGTGCAGCAGATAAAATTCAAGCTGCTCGCCCACAACCGAAAGCTGCGGCAACTAAGAAAACTGAGGAGTGGGAACGCTTCTTTACTTCTTAATTCATTAGATAACTAATTTCATATTTTTATAGGAGCAATATATTATGTCCCAAGGACTTCCAAACCGTATGATGGTCAAAGATAGTACAGGTATTCCCCGCGCTGCAATGCCTGGAGATGGCCCGCTGCTTAATCTGAAGCCAACAGCTCTTACTACAGTCGGCGCTGGTGCTCTGCTTGCAGCTCTGTTGCTTACAGGTATGATTCTTCGTACCGGCCCTACTGGTGCTTACGCAGATACAATTGACACCGGAGCCAATCTGGATACAGCTTTCCCTAATCTGGAAGTTGGCGAAAGTATCTTCCTGTTCTTCGTAAACAGCGTAGCTTTTGCTTGCACTATCACAGCTGCTGCCGGAGTAACTCTGGGATCTGCTACTGCTAACAACGTGATTGCTGCTAGTACTGGCCGGTTGCTTATGCTGCGTAAAACCGCTACTGCAACTTACGTACTGTACGTAATCTAAGCCTTTCACTATTCACTTATCTTATATAACACAGGAGAAACATCATGACTATCGGTATCTTTAATACAAGTCAACTTACCGCCGATCTTGCTAAGAAGTCTTTTGCGGGAATGATCACCCGCTTCTTCCCTAATGGTACAGCTCCGCTGTTCGGACTTACCAGTATGCTTGGGGAAGAAACAGCTGTACAGATCGAACACGGCTTCTTTACTAAAACAATGTTGTTCCCTCAGATGACTTTGTCTGCTGCTAATGCCGCTGCCGGAGATACAACTCTCACAGTACTGTCTACTGCTAACGTACTTCCAGGCATGATTATGCGTGCAGACGTATCTGGTGAGAATATCATCATCAACAGTGTGCCAGATGCAACTCACGTTAACGTAACTCGCGCTGTTGGTAACGTAGCTGCTGCTCAGATTGATGCTTCTACCGCATTGTACCAAGTTGGTAACGCATTTGAAGAGTCCAGCGTACGGCCTAACGCTCTTATCATCAATCCTGTACGTATCACCAATCTGACTCAGATCTTCCGTAACACTTGGGCTATCTCTGACACGATTCGTGCTACTACAATGATTGCCGGTGATACTAACGTGGCTGAATCTCGCCAAGACTGTGCAGCTTTCCACGCAGCTGATATTGAGAAGTCCTTCTTCTTCGGTCAGAAGTATCAAGGTACTCGTAACGGTCAGCCCTTCCGTACTATGGATGGTCTTGTAAGTATCGTAGGTAATCTTACCTATTATCCTTCCAGCTACACTGCTGCTAACGTAAACGCTGCTGGTGCAACTACCAACTACACTCAACTGGAAGGCTTCCTGGATCCTGTATTTAATCAGGCTACTGATCCTAAAGGAGCTAACGAGCGTGTGCTGTTTGTAGGTGGCGGTGCGCACAAAGTTATCAACAATATTGGCCGTTTGAATGGTACTTACTTCATCAGTGATGGCCAAACAAACTGGGGTTTGCAGTTCGGTACATTCAAAACAACTCGCGGTACTTTCCGTGTTATTGAGCACCCGCTCTTCAACACTAACGCAAGCTGGAGTAAGATGGCTGTAGCTGTTGATCTTAACACTTTCAAAGCTGCGTATCTCGGCGATCGTAAAACTCAGAATCGTGAGTTCAATGCAGATATGACTGACGTTGATCCTGTTGATAACGGTATTGACGCAGTTGGCGGTACTCTGACAACTGAACTTACCTGTGTTATCAAGAACCCTCCAGCTAACGCAGTTATCACCAACCTGACCGCAGCCGCTGCTGGCTAAGGTGTATAGTATTAGTTACTTGGCTAGTATAGCAGGTAGCTAATACTCTATCCCGTAGCCCCTAATTTATATAATTTATATAGGAGTAATATATTATGTCAGTATTAAAAGTTCCCGTAAACTGTGGCGGAATCACAACTTCCACAAGCGGCGCCCAAGTTCCCTCGTCCTCAAAAGTAACTGTGACAGCCCCAGAAATTACAGATATTATCCAAAGCTACAATAAGCCCTCTGTAGTATCTAGTAATGTCAGTACCGGAGCTGTAGTAGTACGTATGTCCGCACTCATTACCAGTATCACTATGAATGGTAATGTTTACGCTGTGACTGCTGGACTAAGTGCAGCTATGGCCGCAGTAGACGCAAGCGAACTTATCTACGAAGGCTTCGGTCTCGTAACAGGTTAAATTTTCGTAGTACCCACAACCAGCAGCATTAACTCAGGAGTAATATAAATGAATCCTCAAGCAAATCCAGCAGCAACTACTCGCCCAGAGATCGCCATTAATGTACATACAGCCGCGCTCAAAGCT